CCATAACAAAGAAAGGAACTGCCAAAGGTAGTAAGGTAAAATATGGTGGAAGCAAAGGAAATTATTGAAAGACTAGACGCAAAAAAAATTCTGGAAACAGTAAACAACGAAGGTGCAACAATAGTAGCTGTTCGTCATTGCTGTGATGATGAAGATTATGCTGTAGGTGATTGGTGCAGAGATAGCTATGATTGGAATATAGAGCTTGATCAAAGCAGCTACTATGATGATGAGCCAAATGAATTACCAGGCACTTGTGGTATTGGCATTTGGCATTTTACAGATTTGGACTCTGACGAAGTTGACGAAGCTAAAGAGCTTTTAAGCAGAGCTATTGAGAAAGCATCTTGCTATCTTGGAAGATTAGCTATCATAGTTGGCTATAAGGGCTATGAGTATGGGCAAGACGAGGATGAAGTAATCATTAGAGATGCGCAGGTAATCGCACTATTATGAGGAATGAGTGGAATGGTAAAAAATAAAATTAAAATTGGAGATGTATTTGGACAATGGGAAGTAATAGGGCAAGGCAACAAGCCCTATTACTCAAAGTGCAGATGTACTTGCGGTACGATTAGAGATGTAAGCAATAGATCTCTTTGCGCTGGTGATTCTAAATCTTGTGGATGCAATAAGGAATACTTAAAAGCCAGACGAAAAGAATCCTCGGTTAAAACTGGTGATCGTTTCGGAATGTGGGAAGTGATCGGAGAGTCAAGCAGGCCATATTCGGTTATGTGCAAATGTGACTGTGGAACGGTTAGAAGTGTATATAGTCGCATGCTATTAGCAGGCAAATCTAAATCTTGTGGATGCAATAAGGAACATGTAAAAACTACTTCAAAAAAAATATCCGAATCCAACTTGAGAATTGCACAAAAAAAGTCGGAACTAGTATCAATGGATTTAGGATTGTAAGTATTTTTAAGAAAAAAGGGGAGAACGTTTTTTATTGCAAAGCCATATGCCCGGTTTGTGGAAAAGAAACAGAAACCCAGTTGTCCAGATTGAAAAAAAATTATATGTGCGTAAATTGTAACCGTAATAATGGGGACTTTTTAAGAGAAATACATAAAAGCTGCTATGTGGATGGTTCTTGCTTGCCAAGCATTAGATCAAGAGAGAATGGAACTGTAAACAAAAATTCTAGCACAAAAGTAAACGGAGTTTCTCTTCAAAAAGACGGAAGTTACAGAGCCTATATAACATTTAGACGCAAGCAATATCATTTAGGTGTATATCTTAGTCTGGAAGAGGCAGCATCAGCACGCAAAGAGGCTGAAAAAAAACTCTTTGGTGAGTACATAAATAGTCATCAAGGATGGGAAGATGAGCTAAAAGAAATCGGAAAAAGGCACAAAAAGAAGTCAGAAAAAAGAAAGGAATTAAAGCAAGATGGAAATTAGGGAACTTCGAGAGCTGACTGGATTAAATCAACAGAAGTTTGGGGATTTATACTCAATTCCCAAACGCACACTCCAGAACTGGGAACTGGGAGTAAATAAGTGTCCAATCTATTTTAAATTAGCATTAGAGCGAATGGTGAAGGAAGATTTTCAGGCACTTGAAACAGAAAAAGAAAAGTTGCTGAAACGTCTATCGGAAATTGAAAAATTGCTAAGTGAAAGCTAACTGTAAAAGAAAGGAGCAAAGAAATGAAAGTAAAGCAATTGTATGAAACCCCACTCCTGCCGCGTCACTACATCATAGAATTGGAAGACGGCTCATTTAAAATGTTTAGCATGTATGGGGGAACTCGGAAGATCACTGAAAAAGATTTGATACCAGTGCGCTACTATAAGCCACAAAAAGAACATGCAAAAGTCAGTGAATATTTATATGAGCTGTACGGGCTTGAGAAAATCAAAAAGGAGGAATCACAAAATGAAATTTGACGCACAGAACGCATCTATCGCAGCACTAATTAAGCGATATGATATTGGGTTGAAAACTGAATACAAGAATGGAAAGGAGGTACTAACAGGTGCAATCTATGCTCTGGAAACCAGAAAGCTTAAGGGCGACAATGCTATGGAAATTATCAGAGCGCGTAAACCAGAAATATACGATTATCTGGTTGACCGCCGCAACGCAGAAATCAAAGCCGCAGAGGAGCGACAGGCAAAAATTGATGCAATCGAAGGACTCAAGGAATTGAAAGCTGCCAGAGCTGATCTCGCAAGCTGGCACAAAGAATTTGAAAAGTCATTTGATGATGTAGGCGGATTAGGGGTTAGAGCGAAACCGAACTACGATTTAAAGGCTATGTCAGAGAAATACCCACGCGCTGCCGCTTACATCAAGGCTGATACTTGGGCATATGCCGCAAATTTTGAAAAGGCATCCGCAGGAAGAAAAGCAAAGGAAAGAATCATCAACGGAGAAGAACCTGCCCTTGTACTCCACGAAATGGAGAAAGAATGGGATGAGGCTTGCAGATCGCACATTTGGGATTAAGGTAAAAAAGCAAAGAAAAGGCGGTGGAAATCCCACCGCTTTCTCTTTAGACTTATTGTCTTCAGTTTTTTCAATCCACATGCTTTTGCAAGCATGAATGAGATTTCTATCTCAACTCCATATTATCTCTAAATAAGCTAAAAGTCAATAAGAAAAATTAAAAAAGAGGGGGCACGTAGCTCCCCCCTTCTTTTTATGCCAGTATTTTGTTGATCACAGCCTTGTACTCCTTAGGATATAGCAGCTTTATTGCTTCCATATGCTCATCCAGTACATCTAAGGCTTTTTCTATCGGTACTTTTCCAACCGCCTCTAAAAAATCAGATTTAGGGGCAATTGGTGCTGCTGCATACGCATATCTTGGCATTTGCTGTATCTCAACTGGCTCTGGTTCTGGTATAGGGGAGTTGCGCTCTTGCACTATGTAGAGCATAGCAAGCTTTTCCACAGTTGAAAAGGTGATATTTCCATTTTCAAGCCGTGCAATCTCACTTTTTATCTCGTCCATATCAAGCATCGCTCTACCCCCTTTCCATCATCATTCCTGCAAAGCTTCCATAGCCTTTCTAAGTGCGCCTTTCTGGTTCTGGCTCAGATCACTGTTATCAATCATATCTCTGATCTGATCTGCAAGCATCGTGCGTCCCTCATCCATGCTGTAGCGTCCTCTGCCGTCTCTGCTGTAGTGTGCCCTCACATAATGCCGTCCATAGCTGCTACCGCCATCTGGCTCTCCGTCTCTGCTGTATCTCCATTTTCTGCCGTCCTCGCTATAGCCAAGCTTTTCTTCAAGCTCGTCAATGCGCAGAAGCTTTTCCTTCGATACGATGAGCTTGTATACTGTATCAAGATCACCTGCGGACATCTCGCCCTTTTTGGCGATTTCCTCAAGCTCTGTGCAAATCATGCGCTTTAAATCTTCCATTGTTCCCATTATGCCACCTCCTTCTTTACAATTATCTCTGCTGTATTAACCGTAACAGTCGCACCCTCTACTACTCTTGCTGAGACTGTGCCACAGCAGCAGTCTACGCAAAATTCCGTCTCTGCATCGACTGACCAAACGTCAGTAGCAGCCACAGGAACAACGGACATTAAAGTTTCTGGCAGTCTCTCGCCATCCAGAAACAGCGCAAGCTGAATTGCTCCTGCAACTCCTGTTACATTGGCATGGAAGTACACGAGGTACTTTGCAGGGTTGCAGCAAGTGCCACCTTTGACAGTCACCTGCCCTGAACCTGCTCTATGCTTAATGTTACAGCAACCCTTGATAATTGTGTTGGTATATGGCACTGCACCGCCAAGAGGGACGGCTGTAGGTGTGGTTAATGTATACTCTGCCATATTCGCCACCCCCTATCAGGAACAGCTATTGCACGGATTGCAGCAGCCGTTCATATAGCCATAGAGCTGTCCAGCAGGGAAGCTTGGAACTGGTGCAGGCTTGAGAGTCTGTACCAAATAGTTATTCTGTGCCTGCTGTGATGCTGCCAACTGCAAGCCGAAAATCTGCTGATTCTGCTCGGCAATCTTCGCGTCCTTCGCTGCAAGCTGCTGTGCGTTCAGTGCATCAAGGATAGCTCTTGCGTTGCTGTTCTGATTGTCGATGATATCGCGTGTGTTGGAAGCGTTGTTGTAGTTTGTCTGGCAGAATCCAGATTCTACACTGTGCTGCAAAGCATTGGTATTCATCGCCATGTTGTAATTCACACCTGAGATAGCTTCTCGGTTATCGCAGCAGCACTGTGCAAGCTGAGACTGCAAAGCGTTTGCATTCTGCATAGCTGTGATATTGTTTGTGTTCAGCTGCTGCATAAGATTCATCTGCCCGTTGGCTCTGGATAACTCAGCCTGTGCAAAGCCATTACAAAGGTTCTGGTTTACGTTTGAGAATCCAGTCAACGCGGTAGTGTTCTGCGCATAAAAGCCATCACATAAGCCGCTGTTGATCGCATCGGATTTGCGCTCTAATGATGCTGTAGAGCTGTCGATCTGTCGCTGTAAGGTAGCAAAATCGCTTGCTAAAACGTAGTTATCAGCTGCGCCTGCACCTCCGTTGTTTCCCCATCCGTTACCGTTTCCCCAACCGCAGAACACGAAGAGGAAAAGAATGATGATCCACCATGCACCACCATCACCCCACATTCCGTTACCGTTATTACCTGTTACGGCTGCGATATCGGCAGGAGTCATACTTTCACTTGTTAAACTCATAAATTTTTCTCCTTTCTGAGTTTTTTTGTATAATCAACGCATTTTGCGTGATTTACTTACCATTGCTGTTTAACAACCCTTGAAACTGTTGCGCCATTGCTTGCAACTGATTGAGCTGTTGCTGATTGATTTTCCCAGAGGTAAGAAGCTTCTGAACCTCTGCTTTGGGATCACCAGTAAATGCTTTTTTAAACTGTTGGAATTGCTGTATCATCTGCATTGGATTTTGAAATTGCATCATCTACACTACCTCCGTTTTTAAAGTGTGCTTCCAGAGCCGCTAAACGCTGCTTTAAGCCGCTTATCTCTTTCGAGTAGTCAACAGCTTGCTTCTGCGTCTCAGTGCCTACGTTGGGCGATTCCGCACCCTTGCGCTGATACTCATATGTTTCCATGTAAGGTCGTCCAGAGCTGTCAGCTCGCTTTTCATAGAAAACTTGGCGGCTACTATCCCACAGTCTCACAAATCCATTAGCAGCTACAAGATAGGCTTCTGCTGCATTCTGCCCTTGAACCCAAATACGGTCATCAGCTGAGGGCTGAGGCTGCTGTTGTGTAAAATTCTGATAGCCCTGCATCTGCGGACTCTGCTGCATTCTCATCTGTGCTAGCTGATCTGGCACGGGTGGGCTATACGGTTGCCCAAAATTTTGATAGCCATAGTAGGGGTAACTCACTTCTCATCACTCCTTTCCCAAAAGTAGAGGGGGATTTCCTGCCCTGAGTCCCATGTATCAAAATAATTTCCATCCACTACCGTTACAACATGGCTGCCTAACGCAATCACATATACCCCGTGAGGGTGTTCAGCTGCAAAATCTGCGACAGTGTAGCATACTGGACATGATTCCGAAACTATGCCACGTTTAAAACCGTTCTGGCTCAAAAATGCACCCCACACAGCGTTAGCAGATGGCATATCTGCCATTAGCAAGCCTTGTATACATAGCTGTAGGTAAGTTTTGTCCCAGTCTTGGTTGAGAGCTTTGCACAATGCTCTTACCGTGCAATCTCCTACTCTGGCGGCTTCTGGATTTGGATTATACTTTTTATACATGCTCTCATTCCTCCTGCTCATATCATCGCACAAAGGCTTTGAAAGATACACGATGCAGAAACGATAATTTTGCGCATAAAAAAGAGCCTACCGTTTGGTAAGCTCAATTTATTTTTTTATTCAGTTGTAAGCTCTGCTTGTGTTTCTATCGCTGTTTGTGGTGGCTGATCTGCATTCTTGTTGTTGGCAGCTGATCCACCGATTATCAGCACATACAGCACCCATGCAGCAACGATGATGCCGCATCTGGCTTTACTGTCCATTTGAGTGGTTGGACGTAAAAGTAAAATTGTTAAAGGTACTGGAAAGATAAAAAGCCATCCCAAAACCCAAAGCCAAGTTCTTTTCTTTTCCTTCGGCTGTTGCGCACCTGCACTTGCATCCCATGTATAGCCGCAATCTTTGCACACTCCCACGGTTGATCTGATCGCTACAGTGTTCTTTCCTGCTGTGATCTCGCGTTGCTTCTCACGGCTAAAAGTTACATTTGTACTACCACACTTTGGACACCCTGCTTTGTTTGCTTTTTCGTTCTCTTTTAGCACCTCTGCCGAAAACTGAGTGCCGCAAAACTCGCATACTTTCGCATTTCCTTTTATACTCGCCCCACAGTTGGGGCATTTTATTGTTTTTGCCATAAACTCACCACCTTTTACTCACTCAAATCAAAATTGATAGTGATTGGGTCGGTAAGCAAAAGTTCTTGATATGTGGTATCATCCAGAACTTGAATTTTAAATTCCATCGTTTCCAAGTCCTCAAGGTTCTCAACTTCAACCTCGTCCGTAACAGTAAAAATTCCCTTTGCTTTCTTGTTTGCCTCCATACCCTCAGCAAGCATTGAGTATGTCATGATACCATTTACAGATGCGTCAGCCGTTTGTACACGAATCTTTTTGTCGGTAAGATTTTCGGCAGTAAACTTGATATCATATCTTCCGTACTCGTCTGTGATACCATCATACGTTAAGATAATCATATCATCTTGATAGATTACATCGCCTTCCTGTACTGCGGTTTCACCTCTCAGCTCCTTTAATTTGGTTTTCAACTCTGCGATGCGCTTATCAAGTTGCTGCAAAAGAGCTTCAATTCCCTCTATGCTGTCCTCGCCTCCTTCGATTACAGTTTGAGCCTCTGTGGTTTCCTCTGCCATTGTAGGTGCTACCGATGCCATAAGCATAGATGCAGCTGCAAGCGCATAAAATACTTTTCTCATGTTTCCTTCCCTCCGTGAGATATTTTTCTAGCTCATTGTACATCTTATTTTGGCATCCGTCAACGCTTTCGCTAAAAAAGGGAGCCACAAAAGCTCCCCAAAAATCATTTTTTAAGTTCATTTGCATAAGCTACCAACCAAGGCAGAGCCAAGAGTTTATCGGTTGCAGAGTACCAATATTCTTGAAATCTTCTGGTACTTACACACATCTTTTCAGCTGCCTGCTCCTGCGACAAGCAATCGTCCAAGAGGTATGCAACCGCCTCTTTCTCCCTTTGGTTAAGTCTCGCCCTCATCAGTGCAAACTCAATTATCGTATTGTCTCCGCAATTCCAGAATGCTTTTACAAGTCCTCTATCCATAGAATCACCTCGCCAACATACAAGCCACTAGGCACACGTTCACAGCCACAGATACAATCAGCATTGCACGGCAGAGCAAAAACTTCCTTTCTGCCTTGATAGCTGTTTCAATCGCATCCTCTAAAAGCATTCTCTTTGCATCCATACTTACTCCTTTTTCAGTGTGTTTCCATCTACCCAACCGTAGACTCCATCGCCTACAATATGATAGTTATGCTTACCAGTTGCACAAAGCTGTGTAACTTGTGCATGTCCTGCCTTAGCTGCTACTGGTGTTGTAGCCCATGCGGAGATATACTGCGCTCCACCAAAAAAGTATACCGTATCGCCCACGTTGATAGCTGTAGACTTAATGGCTGTGTAATCGTAGTACACTTCACCGCCCTTAGTATATGCGTAGCCACATGATGCACCTGGCCACACGATTTTGTACCAAAAATCAGCGGTTACTTCAAGTACTTCTACTGCCGTTCCCTTTTGGATGATAGCAAGAGAGTTTGCAGAGCCTTTTGCTCCGTCTCTAATATGCATTGCAGTCTTTGCAACTGCTGTTCCGATACCCTTGCCGCAGAAGCTTGTATTGCCCTCTAATGGCTTTGAGGTGCTGCCGCTTACTGCCGATCCGTTATCAAGGACTACCACGGTGTGCCCCTGTGTGCGTGTGCAGAGAATATCCCCACGTTTAAGGGCGGTATCATGATTGGTAACACTTGTATCTGTAATAACATCAAAAAGCTTTGTTGCATCAAGTACAAGCACCTGATTAGCTGTTGAAAACCACGGCACATCCTTGCCAATAGCAAAAGCTACACATACACGTACAAGGCTGCTACAGTCTGTCTCCACTGGGGTGTTAACCTTGCTGCAATCCCATCCGTACTGCTTAGCCTTATCGTACAAATCCCAAGACGTAGACTGATCATAGCCAACATTATTATTTGCGCACGCTGCTTCCATGCACTGTGCGATACGCTCACGCACTGCTGCATCTTTGGCACGGATGACTATCCACCCCTTATCGTGCAGATACCATGGCTCAATCGCCACTTCCTGCCCTGTCTGGTCGCCAGGCTGTCCGCCCTTCAATTTTCCACTCTCGTCAATTCTCGCAGACCCGATTCTTACCATATTTTCTCCTTATTTTTCCCTGCCTTCTCCAAATTCTCTTGGCAATCTTCTCAACCCTTCCAATGCCATTTCCAGAGCTTTCTTCTTCTTTTCTCGCTCTGGATCATCGTAAGCATCAGTATCTTTTCTTACACAGTTATCACACATCTTTTCAAGCAGTACCTTCGCCTGTTCAATTTCTTTTTCTGTGTACGTTTTAGGAATAACTAACATATCATACCTCCGTTTCCTTGATCTGGCTTACGTTCATCAAGATGCAAGTGATACCTGCCAGAACCACAGTTGATAGGCATACCTTCCAATCTACCTCGGCAAGCATGGCAGAGGAGCCAATGACTCCAATTGCTGCCTGTGCCATAGTCTTAACACATCTGATACCTACGGTTTTTAACCACTTCTTCATTCCTCTTTTTCCTCCTGCTCCAAATCTTTGATTCGGTGATTTGCTACACCGATTTTTTCCATCACAACCGCCATGTCCTTTTCGAGATTATAAGTCCGCTCGATCACCGAATTGTGTTTATCAACTCTCTTTGCAAGCTCATCCAACTTATATTCCATAAGTGCCCGTGTGCGTTCCTGCTGTCCATGATTATTGATGAGGCACACAAGCAAGGTAACTCCTGCTGATATACATGCAGGTATCAGGGTTTCCAAAAGTGCCATGCCATTTTCTCCTTATTTTGAGTCTTTTTTTAATTTTCTTTCGTACGCGGTTCAGCACGTACCAACGCGATAAAGTGGTATCTTTTCAAGTTCTTCCTCCTGACACAAGTAATTAACTATAGGAAGCTATAGTTAATTAACCGTATAACGATATGAATCATTATAATGAGGCCTTATATTTTGTAAGCCACTAATAATTGTGCTTGCCATCATAAATGAACCTGTATATTTTCCGTCATTGTATGTCGGATGTGTCCCATCTCGCAATTTCTCATTAGCATTAAATCTGTTGATTCCACATGCATGTGTATCAATATAATGCAATCCAAGTTCGTCAGCGACTTCTTTAATTGCTTTGTTGTATGGAGTTATGTCGTTTTTTGTATTGTATATGCAGGTCATCAATACAACTTGTGCGTTTGGAAGTTTTGTTTGAACTCGTTTTACGGTTTCTGCTAACGCTCCTTTGAAAGTGGTCGTATCATAATCAATTCCAAATTTCAGTTCACCAATTGGTACACCACTAGGCATATCATTTGTTCCGCCCATAATCAAAATCACGTCCGTATCGGATGGAATACAATCTATTCTTGATTGTTTACTAAAACTTCCGTTTACAACAACTGCATCATTTGCGGGCTTTTCTGCTATACTCGCAGTACTTCCATACACCTTAAAATTTTCAGAGCCAACCCACCAATCAGAATCAGCATCCCAATCTCCGACATGTGAACCGCTTAAACCATAATTATAGTATTTGGAAAATCCGAACCATTTAGCAACTATAGGAATCCAAAATCCATATTGGGTAATGCTATCACCATATCCGCAAATGTTTTTACCAGTCCAATCAAATGCGGTCTTTTTTGACATAAGGTATCCTGTATCATCAGATAGACGTTTCTGATATAAATTGTTGTCTTGTACATCATCTTGATTTTGATTATCTGTTATAACAATATCGTTTTTATATGCAAGTTCATTGTTAAAAACAATAAAAGAAACATAAGGATTATCTATAGTTACATTATCCGCTTCAAGGACTCTTCCTAGTATCTTTAAGTCCTTGTCTAACATGTACCACCTACGACATTGTAATCTAACATATTTCCCTGCGTTGTTCCCATACATGTAGTATGTTTTTCCATATTTTACTGGCATCGGCATTGAAACATGATACGATGCATTGTCTTCAAAAGTTTCTGTATAAACACATCCTCTAATATTCATTCTGTTCCAATTGATAATTTTCCCTTTGGCATTTCTATTATCAGAAGAATCATACATATTATCTGTGTTATACAGTGCGTAATCTATCTTTACCGTAGACTTTTCTACTGCATTGTTTCCGCAATAACCATACACAGAATACAAATAATCCGTTGTTTCAGATTCTCCAAACCAACAATCTTGTGTTATATTGCCCCGCACCATTAACCTGATTAGTTTTACTCCACTTGGGATTTCTATGATATGCTCTCTTTCGTAAACATTTAGAGTTATTCCGTTAATATAAGCATTTTTTGAAGAGTAATAACAGATTCTTAAAAATGAAAACGCTTGAGTTGATGCATAAACATACTTTAACCCTTCTGTTACTTCCATAAAATCGGTGACAGAGTACCCGTTATTTTGTGATTCTTCGCCTGTTGTTTGCTTAATTTCCGTATTTGTTTTTACTTTGTTCGGGTTTAGCAAATTGTTAGATAGCAAAGCATTCGTTGCATCTTTTAGCTCACCTAAATCCTGCTTTAGTTCATCAACTGATTTGCTAAGTGCGGAGTAATCAGATGGTATACTTCCTGCTACCTGCTCAACAATCTTTTTAGTAGCCGCTGCCACTGCATCGTTAACATCAGACTTAGACATGTCTGCACCATCTGGAATGCCTGCTGCATCTACCATCATGTAGATTGGCGCGGACTCAATCACCTTGTTTCCAGACTGCACCTTTACCTTGCAAACAACCTTTCCAGATACAGCAGTCATCTGCTGTTGGATGATCGCTGTTACCGTTCCTTTAGAGTATGTGCAGTTAAAAGAAAAGAACTTTCCATCTGGCTTTCCACCTTCGAGGGTTGCGGTTGCGCTGTCTGGTGCTGTCCATGTTCCAGTTGAAGAAAAGAGGTTAAAGACGAGCGTTCTTCCAAGATCATCATTCTGCGAAACGTTGATGATGATTGGAAGGCTTCTTCTTGGTGTCATATCCAAATCATAAATTGCTTTAATCATTTTTGTTCTCCTCTCAAGATTTTTTCATGGTTTTGTACCACTTTTATAAGATCGGCTATCAGTTCTTCATATCCGATAGCACCGTAAACCACTTTATCAGCTCCTCGGAACTCTTGAAGCAGTGCCAGATTATCCATAGATAATTCTTTGGCGGTTTCTTGCACCTCTTGATATACAAGTCCATGATGCACTTTAAGCTCACTATCAGCTTTATAATTATACTTCACTGGGTTTAGAGCCATTATCCAGTCTGTTGCAGTATCACAAGATATATCTTCAATGTTATCCTTTAATCGCCTGTCAGACGAATGCACAATAGTTCCGTTTACTGCTACTGTGCAAGTACCTGCCTCTGTATCATCAACTTTCTTTTTTCCAGAAAACGTAAACTCGCTCGTCCCAGTTGGTGCAAGATAATTTTGCAAACGTCCAGTGTAATCATACAAGCTATCACCTGTCGTCACGTCTGACCCAGAGTGAAAATCACAGTATGCAACGCCCTCAGCTGAGTCGTTGTTACCGTAAAGCTCAATTCCATAATTGATAAATATTGCCTTATCAAAACACACATCTTGCCGCTCATATATCCCTGTATCTTTGTTATATACTCCCCCCTGCGAATACATAGAGCCAATTTTAAAACGTCCGTCAGTGTTAATGTATCCTGCACCAACTTTAAGCAAGCCAGAGTTTATAGTTACTTCGCCTGAGTCCATATCGGCACAAAAAAGAGTCTTTCCAGTGTTATCTACAACCTTTAGCTGTCCAGTATCTATATACGCTGCGTTGATGCCCACAGTGTAAATTTTTTGCAAGATTGCTGTACCGCTCCAATCTAAGCCGTTGTAAGTCTCACCACCATCAATAGAAAAAATTATGCCACCATCATTGATACGAATGATGGTCTGAGATTCTTCAAGGACTGGCTTATCATGCAAAAACCAATCATGCGCCCCACCAGTTCCTTTATCAGTTACATACAAACCGCTGCCCTGCTCTACCTTCTTTACAAGCTCTGTAATCGCTCTTTTTCTGGCAGAGGTTTCCTTGTTGATTTCCTCTTGCGTGTTCTCGTCAATCTCTGTGAGCTTCTTGGTGAGGCTGTTTTGAGTACTTCCAACCGTGATACTATCGTACTTATCAAGTAGCACGTCATACACGGTTTTCACAACTTTTGCAGTTGTGTTTATGCTCAAATCATCAAATATAACATTTACTGTATCGCAGAGGTTGACGGACTCTAATGCAGCTATATCTTTGTACTCTTCAAACTGCGACAGCACTACAAAAGATACTGTAAGGGATACATCAGGCACACCTACACCGTTCTGTGTAATGTAGCTTTCTGCCTTGGTTCTAAGCTGTGTGACTGTCGGCTTTTCCTCAAAGCTTGCCGAAAAATCATGTACCGCAGTCCGCTTATATGGGAAGTTATTCGCATACTTGCTGTAAACTGATACCTCTGGAAGTGTTACAACTTCTTCCGTTTCCTCACTCTTCCAGTATGGGCAGATACCAGTGATCGTATTTGCAATGCTTTCCTCTTGCTTTAGATCGGTGAGGTTCTTTCCATATCTGATTGTCACACCTTTATTCGATCCTCGGTTTTGATGTAGCTTTACAGTGTACCCAGCAAACTCATACTCTCCCTTGTAGGTATCCAAAATGCTCCCTTCTACACCACCAAGCAGAGCACGGCAAGAGGTCGGAACTGTAAAAGCCATTTTTGCTTGCGTTTCTTTGCTAGTCCAGAAAGAAAAAGGGTTATCCTCTGCTGAGTACTTTTTGAGGTTATCCATTGCCTCCACTACGTTAGATGCTTCAAAGGGTGCTACTGGTATATGTGATAGCTGATATGAGATATGCTCCGCATTTACCTTTACAATACCGTTTAAAGGCTTGCTGATAGCGTAAATGCGAAACGGTTCTGGATCGGTTTTGTAGGACGGTACGGCTTTGATAATTCTTGATAATTCTAAATCTTTAAAATGCTGACCGTTCAAAGGGTAAGTCATCGTCAACTCATATGAGCCGTTTCTTTCTTCAGTGACTCTGCAAGTGATCACATCCACCAAAGCTCCTAAGCCTTGAGACTTAAAAAGCTTTTCGGTTGCTATATACAAAATCGGTATCAAATTGTCCACCACCTCCCAGTAATCTCTATTGATGTTATTCCACCAGTAAAAGTAATTAAATTCATCCCAGATTTAAGCTCTGGGAAGCCAGAAGCAAGCACCACATAACTGTTCATGTTCATATTTCCTCTGGTGCAGTCCATCAACTCAGAGTCGATAGTTACATAAGCCTGCAAGTTTAAACTCATCGAATAATCGCCAATTTTTAGGGTAGATTGTCCATTCCCATATACTTTTATAAGTGGTTTCGAAGCAAACTTTGTAGGATTGAAAATTATACCTGCCGAAGTGAATTTTTCTACCCTCTCGCCCTCTATAAGCCATTTCTGGGGCTTGCAATCAAAAGTCACTGTGGCTTTTGCACTGTGATTGAGTGTCCCAGTTGTATAGGTGATAGCATCCGTCACAAGTCCCATCCTGTAGTACTCTGGATGGTGGCTATCCTCTAACCTGCAATAGCTTGTAGGACTTTTGAGCCATGCGCTGATAGAGTCCGCAAGGCTCTCAAACCGATTCTTACACACTATAGTGTAGGCTACTGAGATATTTTCAAAGCATCCATTATCTTTGATTAAATCTCCGTTTCTGCCAGGTATCGTATACTTTGTTACGCTTCTTTTGGGAGCGTTAAAAGTGTTTTGCGCTCCCACTAAAAGATCATAGTCGGCAGAGGACTCGCCATTATATATCAAGTAGTGCATCATGCAAATACCCTCCTATCTCTGTCATAATCGTCTGCCATCTGCTTTGATACCTCCTCAGCTACAGCTTCTGCAAGCTCTTTCTTATCCTTGTCGTAGCCCTCTATCACTACGGTTACTTGTGTAGGCTTTGGATTGCCGTTGATCTTCTCAGCAAGCTTGTTGAGCCATCCTTCAGACTTCTCCAGAGGCACAACTGCTTCGTCACCTTTTCCCTCTAGCAATCCCTTCTGACCTTTACGCAAGATACCGCCTTTTTCAAGCTCTCCGATTCTTCCAAATCCGACAGTTGGTATATTTATTCCAAAGTTGCTACCGCCAAAGCCCGGAACCCAATCTGGAATTGTTACTGAGATTTTGTTCATCGCTCCGATAACTGCATTTAAAGCCGACTCTATGCCAGCTATTGCACCGTTAATCAACTTGATAACTGCATTGATTGGTGTTTTTGCAAACTCTATAATGCCTGCAAAAACAGTCGAAAATGTACTTACAATTCCGTTCCAAGCATCACTCCATTTGCCTGAAAAGATGTTAGTTACAAAATCTAGCATTCCATCAAAAAGCGGCTTCAAAACATTATCCCACCAACTTACGATTGTATCAAAAGCCGTTGTTACACTCTCTGATACCGCCTTAAAAACCTCATCAAATACTGGTTTAAGATTTTCTCTAAGGAAATCTCCAATCGCTTGAAAACATGGCAAAAGCGTTTCATCTGCGAAAGTCTTGATTGCGTCCCAACAAGGTTTCAAGTGGTTTTCCCAAGTGTCTGCAATCATCTGGAATGCTACACTGACAGCTTCTTGTGCTGCTTGAAAAGTAGTCTCAAAAAGCGGTTTTATGTTATCTTCAAGCGAGGACAACAAAGCGGTAAATACTGGCAGCAATACGTTGTTCCAAACTGCCTCAATCACCGAAAAAACAGCCGTTACAACTTCACCGAGAGCATTAAAAACCTCCGTTGATATCGGGCCGATATTTTCAGATAGCCATGTATAGATGCCAGTAAAAACTGGTAGTAATACGTTTTGCCATACATCCGCAATTATCGCAAATGCAGTCTCCACTGCTGACTGAATGCCAGTGATAATTGAGTTGATAAGCGTACCATCTGTCTGTGCATCAGTTACAATCTGCTCAATTACAGATGCAAGGAAGGAAATTACACCTCCGATTACATCGCCTGCAATCTGAATAGCCGCTGCGATACCATCAACGATTGCTCCAAGGACTGTTATTGCTACCCCGAAAGCATCCGCAGCACTGCCAGAATCAAGAAAATTAGTAACAAGTTCTATAAGATAGCTTTTCAGGCTTTCAAATGCCGTCATCAGTGGCATAAACGCATTGATAATGCTGCTAAATGCACCAGATACAGCACTTGTGAGCTGACCTATCCACTCCATGATCGGCAAACTGCCGATAAAATCAAATACTGCTGTTGCAACAGAGGAAAATAATTTCAAATTATTCAGAAGGTGTCCTGCGAAGATTTTTGCAAGGGCTGTAAGTGGGCCAGAAACAAACTTGCTTACAATTTCTCCTGCCGCTGAGATGCCCTGTTTTAAGGTGTCCACTACACTTTTAGCCGCAGACATTTTTCCTTGTGCTTTTTCCATTGCAGAGGAAGAATCTTCTGTTACTCCTAGAAAATCTTGCACTACTTCAATGAGTGGCTCAAATACCGTAAATAGCTCTTTTACTGCGCTTCCTACACCTGAGAAAGCTGTGGAAGCTGTCTTTTTCAACTGCTTAAACCATGATACAAGAGGTAGCTTAGTTATAGAGCTAAGCTTTGCAAGTAGCTTAGTAAACGCATTTTCAGCTACTTTCCCAAATGACTTGACCACTCCCAACAGTCCACCCTGCGACAGCCCATCAGTTAAAATAGATACTGACTCTGAAATAAGATCAATAGCCGCTTTTAATTTGCCAGAAAACAAATTGTAAAAGGCTAGTTTCAATCCGTCCATTGCAGAATCAAGAAGAGTCATCGAACCTTCAAGATTGTCTAACTGTGTCTGCGCCTGCTGTGCCGCTGATCCACTCGCTGCCGCCAAAGATTCCTTAAAGCTATTGGTTTTCTCAGCAGATACAGCCGCCATCTTGTTATAAGCGTCCAAACCTTGCACACCAAAGATAGTGCTAAGGGTTGCGTTCTTCTGCTGATCTGTCATGCCAGATAGTGCCCCTGTGAGATTATCTACGATATCGTTAAAATCACGTGCAGTTCCATCAGCGTTATATGCAGATACTCCCAAGCTATCCAAAGCCTTTTTAGCCTGATCTGTAGGTGTGTAAACCTCGGACATTGCAGAGTTAAGTGCAGTCGTTGCATTTGAGCCAGTAACATTAGCTTCTGCCAGCTTCAACAGAGACAGCGTTACAGAGTCCGAAGCTTGCCCGTAAGCTGAGGCATTGGCAGAGACACCAGATAATGCCTCGCCTAATGCGCTTACATCAGTATTTGCAAGGGTAGCACCCTTAGCCATCAAATCTGCATAGTATGCCGCAGATTTGCCCTCTTTGCTAAAACCCTTCAAGGATGATGTAAGGTATGTAGCAGAGGACTCCATTGACATAGCTCCTGCCGATGCCAGATCAAGTGTTGTACTCAGCAAGGTTGCTCCGTTTGCATCCTCGTTTAAGATATCAGATGCACTCATACCTGCCATTGCAAGTATATTGATACCTTCGGCAGCTTCGGTGGCTGTGAATTTTGTGGTTGCTCCCATTTCCTCAGCAGCAGCCTTCAAGTCTCCAATTTGGTCTACTGTCTGACCTGTTGTCGCTGCAACCTGTGAGATAGCTGTGTCAAATGACTTTCCAGTTTCTACTGATGATGATATAGCACCTTTCAGTAGATCAAAGCCTTTAGTGGCTACTGTGCCTATAGCATCTGCAATTAGCTTGCCCTTTGCTACAGCACGTGTGGCAAGAGATTCTAAGTCCTCTTCCATGCCCGATGAATCAACAGAGATTCCTGCCACCAGTTCAAGTATATTCACAGTCTCACCTCCAGTCCTGCCGCTTTAATAATTTTTGTTATGATCTCTTCTGCATCTTCTTCCTTTTTTGACTTTCCATATGTCACATCATAATATCGCTGCTTCATGATGTGCCCGCCTGCAAAGTTAGCAGTGTTTTCGCAGATTTTTTGCAGCGCATCCGTCAAATAAACGCGATAAAGCAGGTTTTCTACGTACTGTGCATGTCTGCCTTGCACATACGCAAAAAAACCTGCTAGTGTTCTACCTCTGTAATCTCCTATGCAGAGGTAAAGCACTCTCCGCGTCTCCTCGTCTGCGCTCAGGTAAAAAGCTTTACAAACTCCTCATCCGACATTAGGTCAGTAAGATCGTGAATAAACGATGCCATGCTCAAGCCCTGCTTGTACTCGTCCTCGGTCTGCTGTGAGATAATAGCCATTATTTTAATTAAATCGTCCTTATGCCCCTTGATGAGCGCAGGAATATTTTTCTGAATGCGTTTCAATGCAAAAGTAGTTCTGCTTTCGCCCTCTGGAAGCTCTGCCTTTTTAAAAATTGCCGCTGCTGCTTCATCCATTGCAATATTGGTTACTGGCACAATTACTTCTGCAAGTACATCAAGTACCTGATCGCCTTTGATATCTGATAATTTCATCACTCACCACCTGCCTTAACGTATACTTTGTATGGTACTTCGTCTGGATTCTCAAGAGAGTAGTGTGCGGTATACTCAAAGGTAAAAGTACCCTTTGCCTTGTCGGTGGTCTGCAAGTTAAAACCGCCTGTTGAAAGTGCATTCTTAATGTTGATCGCGATAAATCCACCCTTGCCGTAATCACCCACAAACCAGATATCTGCAAAATCTGCATCTGTAAGTGTTGTACGAGGGGTGATCGTTGCCTTTGATGTGTCAATGTCTGCTGCTGCCGCAAGATTCTTAATCTGCTCTGCTGTTACTGCTACGTAAGTGCCTGATACCTTGATTTCTCGGCTATCAAGCTCTTTCAGCTCCTTGGTGTTCTTCGGACAGTTATCAATGTCCTCGCCATAATCCGTAAAAGATGGAGTATCAGAGAAATTGATACCGCCAGAAGTTGCACCGATAATATTTGTTGCAGTAATTGTCCATGTCTGAGGATCAAACTCAGACATTAAAATGCCTGCATTCATTTGGATATGCTCAAATACTTTATCTGGCAATTTCGTTGCTGCTTTTCCCATTTTGATTACCTCGTTAAATATTCGAGTGTGACGTTCATGTATCTGCGTTTTACTGTCGGTGATGTCTCATCCGTGAGCGACTGACACCACGGAACACCAGTTTTTACCCAGATCAAGCCCTCGTCACACTCAATCAAATCATGTTCTAAGATATATTTTCTAAATTCCTCGGCTTTTTGGTTAGGGACTGACTCCGATTCCGTCCAAAACCACATGTTGACTACTATAGCCATGTCAGGATCCCCAAAGCTGCCTGTGATATACTCATAAGTCAGCCACGGGAAAACTGTGTCGTCTGGAACGGATGTGGAAGGATAAGCCGTCATGCCAAAAGCCGTAAACCATGCCTGTAGTGCCTTATCTTTCGTCATGTTGTCAGCTCCCACTTCTCTGCTGTTACCTGTGCCATATCTAATCCTGATACCTGCGGTGATACCTTGTCTCCTGCATCAGAGGTTACGCGGAAGGTCTTGCCGTCCGAAAGCCGCTTGAAAACGTCATGATATGCAAGCTGACATGATCTATGAGTCGTAATTGTAAAAACGCTTGTTACCCCTGATTTCTCAGCGACACGAGCGTCTAGGGATGTATCACGGCTAATAGCCGCCTGAAAGCCTGCCCCTTCTACCCATGTAGTCTGAAAGCCTCCTGCACCATCTGGCACACGCTTTTTCTCAATCAGCCTGCAACCTTCCATCATATTTTCTACAAGTTTCATATCTTCCTCCATGTGTGCAGGCGGTTTCTGAAAGCCTCCTGCCAAGTAGCTGTGCCTGTGCTTCCCTGAGTCGCCTTGGTATAGCTATAGCCGCCAAAGGACTCCGACATATACGGTGTAGGGTCTCCGTATTTCTTCTGCCACTCCTCGATATCCAGTGCAAGATCAACGACTTCCTGCGGTATGCAGAGGGCGGAAATCGAACCGGTAAATCGCTCCTCCACTCTGCATTCGCAAGGATATCTATACACCCCATCGTGAAAGACAGAGCCTTGAACCAGAAAATATTGCCCCTCTTGCAGAAAGGTGATGGGCTGCTGTACTCCTGCATCATCAATGTAGATATTATTATCTCGGAGTGTGAAAACACCCTCATGTGTGCCATTAGGTGCAACAAAAAAGTTGCGTATGTGTGTTAATACCTGATACAGCATAGCCCCACCTTTCTTAGCCTAAAGACTTGATACGTGCAATCGGGATCGCCTTGTGATTAAGTCTTGCACCATCCTCATTCTTTACGAGAGACCAGTTAGCTGCAGTCTTAAAATCAGTCGGCATCGGAGAAGTTGTTGTGGTTGGTGTCTTATAGCTAATACCTCTAGGTGCAAGCAACTTGCGCTGACGCGAAATTAAGAGATCCTTACCACCTGCCTTGAGAGGATCACGAGTTGTCTCATTTGGTACTTTTGTGCCAATATCGCAGTAGTCAAACGCTCCTCTACCCAAAATGTAAGAAGTGTATGCGCCAGAACTAGAGTCAAACGGCACATCATCATCAATTAGCACGGTTCTACCGTTCCATGTAGCAAGCGTTAAGTCCTTCTCGACTCCGTTTGCGTCTACACCTTTGCCATACTGCAAGAGCTGTAAGTTTTCTAAGTTGGTAGCCACCTGTGAATGTGCAATAACGAGTGTGAAGATATTTTTGTTTGCACCTGCTGCTTTCTGCACCGCATTGTTAAGTGTGGTTGCACCAACCTTTGTATCAGTTTCCTCTGTGATATCCAGTGTATGAGCGTCTACAAACTTCTTGTCCTCAGCTTCTGTCATTCCGAAAATACCCTCAAGTATCGCCAGAATGTTGTTCTGCAGATCATCGTCCCAGTAGCCTGCAACCTGCTTGGCAATCTCAGCCATGAAGTCATGCCCAGTAATATCCTGCGTGAAGTCCTTCTCTTCCCATGCCTGTGCACGTCCATACACAACCATGCCCTGCATATAGGTATCAATGGTATCAGCCGTAATATCTGTTGCACCGTCATAATTCTTCGGTGTTCCGTTGATCAAGCCAACCATAGGCAGACTAACGTAGTTACCGCCTGTCTGCTCCGATAACATTGTCTTGATCTCTGGTCTTGCGTTAAAAATACCTGCCTTTAAAAAAGCGTTCTGCTTGATTCTCGGCACGGTTTCAAGGTATTTTCCAAATACCTCACTGTTAAAGTGTTTACTATCAAATACTCCCATGTATTACTCCTTTACTTAGAGAGCCACGTCTTAACCTCTGGCGCGTCTGGGTGCTCATTTGCATATGCCATCTTGTCCCCAAGGCTCATCTTCTCAAAATCATTTGATCCATCGTTCTTTGGTGGGTTCGGGAGGTTTGCCCCCTTCTTCTGCGTATCCACGATGTAATCTTTGTATTCTGTCTTGATGGACTTTGTAAGCTCATCAGCCCCCTCAATCTTGCCGTCTTTAAGCTTGATATCGGAAATCTGCTTTGCGCTCGCCCTTACTACCAGATCAACCAGTTTATTGGAAACTCCTGCATCGGTAAGCAACTGCTTGTAAGCGTTTTCTTTCGCTGCAAGCTCTGCCGCCTGTGCCTGATCGCTCTTATACTTTTCAAAAGCATCATGCTCGGACTCATACTTGGTTTTCCACTCGTTTTCCTTGTCGCTGTTGCCCTTCTGAGCTTCGGCAAGCTGAGTCTTTAAGGTGTCACGCTCAGTCTTAATCGTGTCTACCTCAGCGTGTGCTAGCTCAAGAATCTCAGAAATTTTCTCCTCATCGGTTGCGTTTTGGTTTTTAATGATCTCTCTAAAATCTGATTTTTTTAATGCCATTGCTATTTCTTCTCCTATTCTTTGGGGCGCATTCTCGCGCTATAGCCGTATTGCGACTGTTATTCTTTACAGTGGCTACACCCTACCATGATTTTTGATTGATGTTGTGCCAACTTTCAAAATGGCAAAAGAAAAAGGAGGGTGTTAACCCTCCAAATTCTCTCGTATGATCTTCGCATACTCATCTGTATGATTTGCAAGCGCAGGTTTTAGATATGGTCGCGCTTTCTGCCCATTTGTCATGTGCCAGTTACCCTTGCTATCCTCGTATACCCACGAGGTTTTTCTTCCACCGTCAGCATACTTTCCGGTGCCCAACTCAACATACGGTGCATACTCTACATTAGAGCCTATCAGCACCTTGTTATCTCCGTCCATCTGGTGTGTGATGCTATTGCGTAGGTTTCCAGTGTCTACTGGACATTTCTCCTTGGCATATCGTTCCGCTGTCAGTCCGCACTCCTCGAGTGCTTTTTTGATTTGATCGCGACTGGCACGGATAACAGCATCAGTATTATCAATCTCAATTCTTATGCTACTTCCCATGTCTCTGTTTCCACTCCTTATAACTTTTTACGCTGTGATCGTTTCTCCTCGTCTGATCTGCACGTATTGTGATTGCTACCATAGTACAGCGGCAGTTGTATACCTCGCACGGCTTGCCTTTAGGGTCAGCAGGGTACATACAGCCGTTTGGGAAAGGCTCGTCATATCTCACCCTTACTCCGTTTAATTGCCTGTGCGAATTTCTCACTCGGCTGTCGTTTGCCGACATCCATTCTTTCTGTATTTCAATTCCTATGGCAGAGGCACGGTTATAGCTTTCCTGCCGCCCACCATTCTGCGCACCTGTTATCATCGTCCTTGCATTTCTGATAGCTGCGCTGCGATTCATGTTGGTTACACTTTCTAGCCGTTTTGCCAGATCGCCCACTGCATCCCCTTGTAAGATACCTTGCAGCACTGCATTCTGCACCTTTTGGCGATTCCATCGCTCATCCTTTGGGATATCTACTCTTGCAGGTGGTAGCAACTCAATCTCACCCTCAGACAGTCTCCTGATTGTGTCCTCGTCCAGAAGATCAAAGCTTATGCCGCTTCCCTTCTCAATCTCATAGGCTGAGTAGTTGTAGTTCTCGCGGAACACCTCAGGGGTAACGTTGTTGATATAGTCAGCCGCCAATTTGTTTGCATCAGTAAGCCGCCTTGCCATCTGATCTCTCAAAGCTTCCCACCTCGCCCCTCGTGCTACCTGATTGTTGATCCACCGGAAGAACTCTGCATCTGTATATTTTCCTTCCATGTATGCGTTATACTCTTTTAGGTAGCGTGATTGAAACGTTTTAAAGTACTCCGTAGCCTTTTCTTTCAGTTCTTTGTGTGCTTCCTGATATACCTGTTGTAGCCGCTTTTCTACCTCTCTCAGCCTTTTTTCTGTGTATTTGTCGGAGTAACTACTCACTCAGTATCAGTCCCTTCCTCTTCGTCATCCTCGTCCTCTTCATCGTCTGCTGAAAATCTTTTAATTTCTTCATCCTGCCGTTTTTCAATTTCTGCCATTGCCTCTTCTGGTGTGAGGAATGGCAGATGCTGTATAACGCACTCGTCAGAAAGATAATTTGCAGCTGAAAGCACCATATTTGTTTGCTCGTTTTGGTTTACAACTCTGTTCCAAGTGAGCGTAGGGTTATCGTTGATTCCTGCAAGCTCAAGAATACTTTGCACGAAATCTAAAATATAATACTCAAAATCCGCACACTTGTTATCTTGCGACTGATACGCCGCTTGAATCTCTTGTGTAGTTTTTGCAGCTGCCGAGAGGGTGGAAACATCCAGAGCTTGAAAGTCCTCGTATATATCACGTCTGAGGATTTCCAACATGGTATTTCTGGCATCCGTTGGAACCTCTAGTGTATGTGCTTCTACTTCCGTTCCGTCCTCAGCCACAGCTGCTCTAACCGATTTCATTCGCTGAACGAATTTTGCAAGGTCTGGGTCGTCCATTCCGCCTTCGTTTTTGAGAACCCAGTAAAATCCTGCAGTATCGTCAATGTCATTTGCAAGTCCGCTCTTGATATAATCGTAGCAGTCCACACTTTCCTTGATTCCCACTAATTCACTCTCGTGTGAGTCGTTGGCATATAGTGGAATGATCGGCAGTCCTGCATAGTTACTTTCGATTTCCTCATCCACTCCCACAGCCGTGCGCTTAATTGTCTTGATATAGCCGCGCTTTCCATCTTTTGTTTGCACTGGTTCGTTGTTGATCTGAGTATAATCTGTATAGCCGTCTGGCTCATACAGTGTGCAGTGGAAAATAACATCAAGACCAATCTGGCGATACCAATATCTAATTCCTGCCATCAACTGCGAAGTCTCCTCATCGTACAGAGGGCAGAACCCCGGCTGCGATGGTGTATCAGCATACCCGAACACTTCCAGATGATCCAGGTTCCAAAAACCGAACGCCCTACCGCCTGCCATCGCTCTTTTTGCTGCAAGCTGTAGCTTAAAATCAAAATCTTTCCCAAGCTTTTCTTTGTTCTCTGGCTTCTCCAGCTTCAAGCCGTTTCCTAGTACATACTGCACTTGCTGTTGGCACAGTCTGCGGAAAAAGAGCGTTTTAAGCTTGTAATTTGCCGAGAAAATATCTTTTACCTGCTTACCGCTTACAGTATATAAAAACTTCTGGAACTGCTCTATTGTGGCGTTGTGCTTATTGTAGTACCGCTCACCGTCCTTGGCTTCTGCATACTCCTTAGTTGCTCTAAACTCTGCCACAGCCTCAACACAGAACTCGCCCTTACCCTCATCTGATGAAATTTTTATTAAATCCTGATATGTTTTCAATCTGATCTCCTTACAGCATGTAATTGCCGCTTGCTACTGCTGCATCAAGTGCGGCTCTTGTCTTTTTTATCAATCTCTTGGTTCTTACAAAATATCGTACTGCATCCATGCAATGATCGCTTTCCTTGTCCACTTTCTCCTCTCCTCGGTCTAGGGCTTTCTGATCCCACACGTAAGCCCCAAACTCTTTTATGGTGTATTTGCAGCAAGCCATAAACTTTAATCGCCTAGTTTGCAGCATGGTTGAAACGTCTGAAATTCCATTCGTTACATCGTTATCCGCATCCTTTACATGCAGCCCTCGGTTTCTTACCTCTACTTTCAACGCAGCAGCAGAGGGGTCAATGATTACCTGCTTTGGCTTGATTCCATTTAGCATTTCCGCAAGTCCGTCTACAAGCTGTCCCACTGTCTTTTGTTGACTCTTCTCTCGCCCACTGTAATAGTATTCTTTCAGGCATAGCCAATCGTCTGTCCCTGCAATTCTGCGCCAAAGTAAAAAAGTCGTTGCGTTTTGAATACCAAAGTCAGAAGAAACGTAATAATCTCCGATTGTGTCAGGTTCTTCTTTCAACACGTTCTCTTCTTTCGAAAACATATCATATACAAGTCCCTCAGCTATGCACCAGAGTCCGAGAATATAACGCTTATAGAACACTCCCACGTACATGTTACGATATCGCTCTTTGATCTCTTCTGAGAGTGAGAGGTTATCGTCCATTGTAAAGTGCAGGTAAATTAGTTTCTTTTCCTTGCGCTTATCTATCCAATTTACTTTGAACCAATGTGAAGGTGAATCAGGATTGCAGTTAAACCAGAATTTTGAACCATCAACAGAACAACGTCCTGTCGCCTGGTTAACGAAGCTCTCAGGCATAAGAGCCACTTCGTCAAAAAATACACCTGCAAGCGTGATACCCTGTATCAAGTCTTGCGATCGCTCATCCTTGCCGCCAAAGATATAAAAGTAGTTCTCCGTTTCCCCTCTCGATATGATAATCAGATTGTCGGCTCGATGATCTTCTACTTTATAGCCTCTGGCTCTTAGCATCAGCTTTAGCCAAAAAAGAACGTTGCGGCGAAATGATCCAATGGTTTTACCACACATTGCAAAATTCTGGCTCTCGAAGGTAGTCATAGCCCAAAATACGAAAGCCAGTGACATACTCAGTGTTTTTCCTGATCGAATAGCACCATCTGCAATGATGCCCTCCATATCTTTTACTGGGGATGTATCACACCACCAATTAAGCACCTTGCGTTGCTTTGGAGAGAATGGTTTAAAATGAAAAAACTGTTTAACTTTCTTTATCAGGCTCATCTGTCCAGCCCTCCCAATCCGCAGCGGCATTACCTTCAAGTGCTTGCAGGAATCCGTCATCAGCAAGCTCTTCCTGCTCGTTATCCTGCTTTAGCCGTTCGGTTTGTGCGTTGATCTGTGCTATCTTTGCCTTTTGCTCGGCTGTAGCTAAGTCCATATGCGCTGCTAGCCAATCAAGTGCTTTCATACGGTCAGCCAGCTTGATACTTGCCCCATCTTTTCCCTGCTTAACTTCTGCAAGGATAGTTCCGTCTATCTCAGCAGAGGGCTTGAAACGAACAAAATTAACAATCTTGGTAAGCGGTTTTTTCTCTCCTGTGTCTGGATCTTTTACTTCTACCAGTCCAGATGCCCCTATTACTGGAACTTCCTCCGTTCCAAAGGTTAGATAATCGGTGATATCAGAAAATGCAATATCCATATATTTCTGAAAGATATCAGACTCATCCAAAAGTTCACGGTTTAGTCGGGACTGTTTCAAGCGCTGAATCTCGTTTTTAATTTCAACGTTTTTCAACAGTTCATGTCCATGCCCACATGCCATTTGGTAACTACATTGATACGCTTTTTGATACGCTTTGGTCGCGTTAAAGCAGCGCACATAAAACATGCAGAAAAGTTGCCGTTTATCTGTCAGTTTTGGATTCTCCATCACCTGCTTAACTTCGGACTCTACAACTCTTTCCTCTAGGGTTTTCCTTTTATTCGAACGCTCGTTATTTTTTAGCGAACGTTCGCTTTTCTTTTCCGAACGCTCGGTGTCTCCCTTATCCCACTTATAAGTGCTTTTCCACCGTCTAACTGTCCCTTCTGGCAAGCCCAACTGACTTGCAATCTCGGTTAATTTCTTACCCTGCAAATACAATTCCTTTGCCTGATCAATCCTTGCATCTGGTGCTCTTGCCAATTTGTTCACCTGCTTTCCGTATATCAAGAAAAGCCGCCTTTCCAGACGGCTATGCACCCTGAGGGTGTGGCGAACCAGAATTGCACTGGGGGAGTGTATCAACTCAGCCACTTTTACCGCCTGTGGCTTATAGGAGGTGTATAGAGTCGTCAACAGCTTTCTCCGTACTCCCACATTGTAGAACTAATTTTGATTGATGTTGTGCCAACTTTTAGAAACCTGCATTTTTTCCAACGGAGTTTACGAAATCTATTTTCCACCGTTGGATTGTACGCTCTGAGAAGCTTAATATCATTGATACCTTAGGCACGCTGTAGCCCTCGAAGAATAGCAGCTCTATAGCTTGTAGCCTATCTCTGTAATTTCCGTACTTTGCAGTTTCTTTTACAGCCTGCTCCATTGCTTTTTCTATCAGCTTCCCCTGCCGTGTAGCAGGTGTAGCCCTTGCATAGTGGTTGATCATTCCCAGTACTATGTTGTACCACCAGTTCTTATAGCGTGATGTGTTCAATCATCATCACCACCTGCTGCACACAATGCAAAAACGATAGTTACAATGATTCCTGTAAATACTCCTGCTACAAATACTGCAATTTCCATGTTTAATCCTCCTTCAGTTTTTCTTTTCCTTCCGTACCCGTTCCACCTGATATAAAAATCTGCGATACGGCATATTGCACTGCCTTGCACCTTCTGCTATCGGGATTCTTCCGCTATCCACTTTTGCGAAAATTTCATAAAAATTATCTGGAAGAGGGCAATGTGGAGAGCTTTTTTTACTTTCTCCTCTGGCTTTAAGCTGCTCATTTGCATATTTTGTAAATGTTGCCTGTGATACCTTACATCTCTCAGCAGCATCTACTCCGCTTAACTTGCCGTCTCTCCATTTCTGATAATTTTCTTCAAAATTTTCAATTTCAAGTTTCTTTCTGTTTCTGGAATATCCTGTGTGCTTTTCTCCTCTGGCTTTTATCTGCTCGTATGCGTACTTTTCAAAAGTTACTGCTGCTACCCCGATTATCTTTGCCCCTTCTGCGGTTGTAAGCTTTCCATCTCTCCACTGTGTATAGATTTCTTCTGGTAGCTCTGCCTTGCGTTTAAATACCTGCTTTGATTTTCTCTTTGTGCGCTCTCTGGTCTTTGCTCCATTTTCTGGAGATTTTGTGGCTTCTGCTCCATTTTTCCGCATTTCTGGTTTTTCCCAGTGCAACCAGTTCTTGTACATGGGACGGTTCTCGTACTTCTTCCCCCACATTCCTAAGTCCATGTTGTGAGCACGAACATCCGCTACAGCCGCAGCTTCCTCTCGTGTAGAAAATAATCTTGTGCCTAGGTCACTCTTTTTCCAATAGAATAAGCTATTGGCATTGTCGCCCACCTCTCTGTGTAAGCACACAGATACGCAGCCTAGCCCACCACTTTTCCACTTGTACGGAGATTTTACAACGCTCTCCACTACCTCAAGTCCGTAATTTCTAAAACCTTCCAGTCCCTTATATCTCATCGTGTAATCGCTTGTGTAGTACTCACATACACAATATACCTTGTCTCCAATTTTTGGACTCCACTCTGTCATGACTGTGTTTTTCTCCCTTCCCAGTAATCAATCAACTCCTGCTCCTTCTCTGTGTAGTCCCAGCACATTTCTGTGTCGTCCAACCAGATAGCAGAGCACTCTACTCCATTGCAATCTGTGAATCTGTACAGCCCTGCACCCAGAAACAGCTTGATTTCTGGCACTAACACATGCGCAGACTCTCTTGCGTACTTTGTATCGTGCATTAACTTCATTTCTTACCTCCTGTAATTCTTCCCAAAAATCACTTTAAAATCTTCATTGGGATATTTTCTTTCGAATGCCGTTTGTCCTTCTTCGTGCAGCTTTTCCGCTGCTTCTTTGCAAAAATGCACACCGCAGGGCGGCTCGTTGTGGTGGTTATGGCACAGCCAAACCTTTAAGCCATACTTCTCGGATAGCTTTCTATTTGCCGTTCCTCCAAAGATATGGTGCATTTCTAGCCCTGTATCTGGTAGGGACATTTCTTTCCCTACCAGTCTGCGGCAGACATAGCACTCTTTTTTTGTCTGCATTATACTTTTCATTTTTTCTTAGCCTCTAAATCAAAATTCGGTTCTGAGCGATACTTCTTGAAAAATGAAGCGTCATGAGTTACTTCCATTTCTGGCAATCTCTCTTCACAATACACCCAATTTTGTTCCGCTACTGTAGGTGCTTCATCAATTTTTTTCTTAAGCTTATTATTAACCAAGTGAAGGATTCTTGCCACATACATTGCTGTTACTGGATCATCGTTATCTAGCTCATTATCTACTCCGTCTATACCTTCTCTGCACACATCATCAATCACTTTTTTAATTGCATCCGCATCAATCAATCTCATCTTCTTCCTCCTCTCTCGGAAAAGCATATTCTTTGCTATCCGTAAAAATAATGTTTTCTGGCTGTTCTTTGTACACCTCTCCGTTCTCGTACTCTACAATTGCCAGAGTATGTGAAACGATGCCAGATGGCATACCGCCAATATGTAACTCTTCTCTTACTGGGTAACTTACGTTTTCCCACTTGCAAAATTCATCTTTCAATTCGCACCTCCTTTAATTACGGTTGCATATCCAAATCTTTTTTCTGAGAGGCAATAGGTTTGCATTGCTATCTCATCTGCATTTCTTTCTGCAAGATGTTTTTGATAGCACTTTTCAGCTTTGCTTGCAGCTTCTACATCTCCGTATGCTCCTGCATACCATCCTGCGCCACAAATATTACAATGGTAAACCTTCTCGCCCTTGATTTGATGACATCTTTTAAAATGCTTCTCCGCATCTAATATTTTCGAAAACACTTCATTACATACCGGGCAAAAATATTTCGTTTCACACACGATTCGTTTCCAGCTCATTTTCACCAATCCTTTCTCGGATTCGGTTCGCAGCAGTCTCCGCATACCCTTCTGTTCTCTGATCCGTTCCGATATACCTCATACCGTTCTGAATTGCCTCAATCTGCAATCTTTCCTCTGCATATGTTGGTATCTGATAATGGTTCACTCTTAGCCGCTCTGGTAGCTGCAAATTCTCTCTCGCTTGTTGTACATATCTACCATGTACCTCTCTAAAGGCGATTCTATCACCCTCTAAGTTCTGGCTATGGCAGAGATTTTTCCAACCCAGGCACTTTACAACCTCTTTTGTAATCGGACTCAAACTCTCAAGAGCCTCATCCTCTCTCATATATCCATACTTGTGCATCGCTGTCAGCCACTCAGCCCAACCCTGCTCCCAGTCTGGGAGTTGCGCTGCATTATCCTCTGCACACCGCTTGCGGATATCTGCGATTGTAGGTGGAAAATGTTCCTCCATGATGTATCGTGCAACTGCATCCTGCACCTTGTCCATGGGGATATCCTGTAACATCTGATACCACAGCTCAACGGCTTTATCAGAAACCAAAAAATCCTTTCCTTGGTACGCTGTCCTCAGCACTGCCGCAGTTTTCAACCACGTTTCCTGCTCTGGTGTCAACGTCTCTTCCTGCTGTATTCTCTGCTGCTTTTCTTTCAGCCCACTTTCTGATACCGTCATATCTGTCATCACCTTTCTTTTCCTGCTCTCTCGTTACTCTGTTACTGTAATTTCCGTCCAGAACCTTTACAAAATTATTAGGTTTCACAAACCAATCAAAAGTGATTACCCATCCTTTGTCGTTCATGCCCTGTAAAAAGTTACTCACCTTGATATTTTCGATAGCTTCTAACACCTTATCTTTTCCGTGTTCTCTGATTCTTGCTGATAAGGATTTATATCTAGTGCAAGTTGTAATCATCTTGCTAACTCGTTTAATTCCCAAGCTCTGCAAATTATTCCAAGCCTCTGCAATCTCCTTGATATCAAGTGAGACGCTTTGCGTTTCACAAGTCACATCGTCAGATTGACTATTACTTGTATTACTCTTGTATCTAGTCTCTGAGTCTGTATCTATACTCTTATATCTAGTATCTAAGTCTTTATCTAAACTCTTATATCTATTCTCTTTCTCTAGGGTCACATTTTCGTAACTGTCCGTCACATCACCGTCACATTGTGACACTTTTGCATAACATTGTGACGGATCATCGTTGCATTGTAGCGCTTTACGCTCTCTCATCCTGCGCATTCTCTCTGCACTATCGCTTTCTGTCCCTGTCATGGCTGCACACTCTGGCAAGATATACTCGTTTTCTGCATCGCCATCAATCAAGAGATTTTGAGCTTTTAAAAATGCGATTGTAACCTTTACATTCTCTGCATCCTCATCAAGATCAAGCGCAAGCTCATCCGCAAATGTGTCCTCGACTCCATCATAGTAGATTTTTCCATCCTGCTTTAAGGCAACTAAAAGCATCTTCAAGTAAATTACTGTGTAAGTATCGCCACCTGCGATTCTACGAAGCTTTTTAACTGGTTTGCTTTTAAAAAAATCATCTGAGAGCTTTAACCAATAGTATCTTTTCGCCATCCGTTTATTCCTCCTCTGCCTGCATCACCTGCAAGCGACAGCAAGGGCATGTGATAATGTTGTATTGAACACCCTTTGTAAAATTCGTTTTGTACTCACCCGGTTCCGCGTCAAAAATGCTTCCGCAATACGGGCATGTAAAACGCTGCATCTTTAACTTTTTAGTGCCATACTTAATAATTCTCATTCTTTACTCCTTTCTTGCCCCTCTGCTATGCCTTTTAGCAGTTTGATATGCTCTAGCTTATAAGTTATCAGTTAAAACCTCAAATCGCTTTAAAAGGCATCTACGGGGGTTTTAAACGCTATCAATAATCTTTCATGTTGTTGCTACCCTTCCAGATAGCAAGCATCTTTTCCATTTCCTCTGGTGTTATGGTGTCAATTCCAAGTGATCCTGCATCAGATACCGTGCCATGTATTAAATCGCTCATTTCTTTGGTGTTGTAGGTGGATGAACCAAAATAGCATCGCACTATATAACTTTCGCCCTCTGCGCTCAAAATCTCAGTGTATCGGAACTTATCTTTCAAAATTTCCAGTGCCTGGGCGGTCGCTTTTAAATCTGCAAACACTCCATACTTTGAGAGCTGCAAGAGGTAGATCGTCCACTTATCTGAGCCAAGACGTTTCGCCATCTTATCGCACAGCACCCAAAAGTATGCGTTGGCATCCAAGCTTCGCTTGCTACGGTGCTTTTTTGCGGTAATATCAAGCTTTTCCACATCTTTGATCTCTTCCACCTCTCGCAGAGCTTTTTCTTTCTCAGTCACGGAAAAGGTGATTTTTAGCTTGCCATCTAGTGATAGGCTCATGCTGTCGAATTTTCCAGAAACTACCACTGTTCAACCTCAATCTGTGTTGGTGCAAAAACTAACTTTGTTCCTTTCTTACTCATCTGCATAATAATTTTATAAAACGCTTTGCTACAATCTTTTTCGCTATCATATTCTGCAACAATTACTTCGTTATATTCAGTTCCGATGTATATGCAGTTCTTGACATAATAGAAGCACGAAAAATTCTCAACGTTGTAAGCTTTGCGTCTTGACAAATCTACTAAAAACATTGTTTTAACCTCCTTTAATTAAATGGTAAACCTTCATCTTCTACACCATCAGGAATATTCATCCATCCGCCCTTATGCTGACTTGGCGGTGTGTTCTTCTGTGCCTCTGCCATAGCAGGATGAGGTACGTATGACTCGCCCTCGCTTCTCTTCTCGCAAAACTCCTGCGATTCGATTACCACATCAGTGGTGTACACCTTCTGTCCCTCTCTGTTAGTGTAGCTGCCTGTCTGCAAGTGCCCTGTTACAAGCATCTTCATTCCCTGGTGCATATACTTCTCGCAAAACTCTGCCTGATTGTCAAATGCTACGCAGTTGATAAAATCTGCTGTCTGGTCTCCTTGCTTTGATACTCTGCGATCTACTGCCAGAGTGTATCTAGCAACCGCCATCTGTCGCGTGCTCTGATTCGCGTATCTGACTTCCGGATCACGTGTCAATCTTCCCATCAAAATTACTTTATTCATCTTCACCCTCCTCAAATTCTTCATCTGTGCCAATAAGTGCCGCGCTATCTGCGCTATTCTCGGTTTCAACTTCCTCAGCGATACTTTCCTCACCCTTGGGACGTTTTCCCATTCTGTACTCGTACAGAGGGCATTTTGTGCAGGTACAAAGGCGAATCTCAATAAACTGCCCTGCTGTGCAATCCATGCACTTGGCGCGGATTGCTTTCAATGGTGTCAACTTTGCCATTATTTTTCCTCCTTAGTTTTTGAAGCTTTTAATCTAGCCTTGCAATTGTAAAACTGATTCATAGACATTTCTTTCAGGTTTGTGATATGGTATGCTTCACAAATCTGCGACTCTGTGACTCCAGTTCTCGCAAGCTCTGCCTTAATAATATTGATTTCTGTTTCTTCAACAAGAATTGGTGTTGGTCGGCTCGTTCCTGTTTTTGTCGCTTGCTGGGCGACATCTTGAATCGCAATGGCTCCCATCCTGTAAACCTCTATGCCCTTATCATTGGCAATACTTAATGCAGTGATTTTACCGCATACAACCTGCATACTCTTTACGCGGAATCGCTCGTAGCAGGTATACCTCTGGTAATCGCCTGCGACTTGATCAATCTTACACTTATCGGCAGGAATCCAGATAAACGGGGCTGTATACAGCTCTCTTCCAATGCCCCAACAGAAACATGCTCTCTTGAAAGCGTCCGAAGCTTGTCCCTTTTCCTTCTCGGCGTAGCTCTCCACTCCTACATCCTGCTTCCAAATCCATTCACGCTCCTGCGAATCTTCATGTAGTGTGCGGATTCCAACACTGCAAAAGAGGTTGCCGCCGATGATCTCGTATTTCTTCTGCCAGTTATCAGCTCCTACGGTATCATCTAAGATATTCTGATCTACTCTTGCGTCTTTATACAGCAGGAGTGACACACCATTTTTCTTTACAGTTGCAATGCGAACCTCCACATCATCCGCTGTTAATACTCTAAATTTCATCTACTCCATTTTCCTTTCTTTCTCTTCCCCTGCTTTCGCTGCTCTGTGAGGTTTTTCAGCAGGTTAGCATTTGCCATCCGTACTCTGGCAATCTCCCAAAGAGTACCGTTAAGCTTGCACAATACTTTAACCATGGCGGTAGCCACATCTACTACAACTTTTACAATTTCTGGCATTGCTTTCTCAAGGAAATACTGCTTTGGGTTCATGCCGTGAAGCTTCTTGAACTGCTTCTTTCTCTGTCGCTTATTCATCCTTCCACCTCTGCAAACTTATTCACAAAATATACCTGCCCTTTTCCAGTTACTTTTGTTGTCCTTTTAACGTTGGTGCTTCCATCTGGGGCAGTGATTGTGGTTTCCTTTACCTCAAACAATTTCATTTCCATAGCTTTCTGAGTAGGCATATTCTTACTACTTCCACCCTTGATAAGATAGCCGTTGGTTTTCATCCACTCAAATAATCTATTCCGTCCGATCTTGTAACCGTTCTGGCAAATAATCTTCGCTAAGTCTCCAATCAGGCAGGAATCCTTGCTGGATGATACGGCATCTGCGAAGATTTCCTTTGGCTTCATACGCTCGGTATCTGCAATAAGTACACGGTTATCAGTTTTCAATTTCTCAATCTCATTATTGGCAATCTTTAAGGCTCTTGCCATTACCTGCTCTGGAGTATTCCATGCCTTTTCCAGATCAAGGAAATACTGGCGGTACTGCTTGCCCTTGTCGGTACGCTGAATCATGCAAATCTGTTTCGCCATGTCAATTGATATTTGGTGTTCTATCATTCTTCCACCGTTTTCTAAATTTTTAGAAAACGTGATATAGTCCACCTGCTCCTCAAATCCATATGCAACCATATTCTTAAACCAGTCTGCATATTTGCTTTTAATTTCCAGTCCCTCATGCAGCTCTCTTGCTGATACTGTCGGCTGCTTCGACTCATAGTTAATCTTAATAATTTCTTCCATTCCTTCTCCTTCCTGCTTACTTGATCTGAATATTATTTGTGGTAACGAGTGTTGCACCATCAATGGAAGTACCTGCCTTTAATGCCTTTTTAATTGCTGCCTTATTAGGCTCTGGCTCTTTGTAGGTAAGGTACTCATCAGGCAGGAATGCCCCTGCATTGATCTGGACGCTTTCCGACTTTCTCCAACCAATGGCAACCTTGCTTGTCTTGATCTTCTCGCCTCCTGCGGAATCCATAGACTCCGTAATGTACTTTTTAATACCCTCTGCCTTTTTTTCTGCTGCCGCCTGACGTGCTGCAAGGCGCATCTTCTCGGCTTTCAAAGCTTCTGCTTCTGCCGAAAGATTCTTGTAAAACAATGCCAGATTCTCAAGCTTCTCCTCTCACTGCATTGTTAATCCGTCAAGCGCCTGCAATGCTTCCTCGTTGATGATCTCTCCTGTGTCTGGGTCTACTGCTGCGCCCCATGCCTGCTCAATCTGCGAATTGATTTCATACAGTGAAATTGCCATTATTCTTCTGCCTCCGCTTCTGCTTTCTCTTCTGCCTCCGCTTCTGCTTCTGCTTTCTCTTCACCCTTTCTTACTGCCTCTGATATCAAGTTGTGAAGGTGATTTGCATCATGCAAATATGCTTCTGCTTGTTCGTAATCTGAATGGTTCATCGCAAAGCTAACAGTATCAATAAGATATACGCGAAGCTTTGCAATTAACTTTGGGTCTGTGACATCAAGGCTAAAATGCATCTTGCCATCTCTTCCTTCATAAACATATCCTGTAACACTACTCATTTTTCTATCCTCCTTATTTTGAACCAAAGTATAATGCTATTGCCATGCTGCCAAAGACAACACATCCAAGAATCAGGTCTGAGATACCCTTAGCAATTGCATCAAGAATTTTTTCACGCTTCGCTTCCTTCTCAAGTCGCGCCTTGAATCCTCTTGAAATCTGGCACTGTAATGCTCTCTCTGCATTACTTACAAGCTTTTCTGCTTCTAGTGTGGGCTGCCAAATCACCTTCATTTTGCTTCCCTCTTCGCCATTACCTCAAGTCTTGCCGCATCTGCCATGCCTGAGGTATAGCCAAGTAAGAACGTTCTGTAATTGCTCGGCAGGGTTGCCGCCTCAGTGATGATAAGTGGCAATGCCTCACGCTGCTTGTCGCTGAAATACTCTTTAATCTCATTTAACATCATTTTTTCCTCCTTAAAACAATCTCTGCTGTGCGTTGGCTGCCGTGATCTGCTCCTCAAGTACTGTCGGGAGCTGATAGCAGTCAATGAAATCATGTACATCTGCAATATACTTACGCTTGATACTCTTGTAGGTACTCACGCAGCCATACTCTCTTTTCAACTGGCTGTAAATGTCCTTATACACTTGGCTTCTGATACTACCGTCTGCGTATGCTTCGCTGTCCTTACCGCCTAAACACTGCACTCCCTTGCGCTTTACGTGCTGCTGTACCTCGTCAATCTCACATCCATACAGCGGCATATCCGTTTTAAGCTCTGTTACCTCTGCCCCAAGGGTGGCAACCTGCTGTGTAAGCTCTACACACCCCTTCGCAATTAGCTGTATCTGTTCTGCTGCTGTAAGCGGTGGAGTCTGCTGATAGCTGCCAGTCTTACGAATTGAAGGAAGTACCTCACCTGCAACCCAGTCTGTAAAGCGTTCTGCACTTTCCTTGCGGCTCTGGAAGATGGTCTTGTAGAGGTTTGCTTCGTTGACAAAACTCATTGATACAATCTGAATGGATGGTGTTCCATCTGCTTTCAGCCCTGTTTGCACCCCTACCTTACTAGTAGTAACCCCGGCTGAATTAAGTCTTGCTTTGACTCTGCTTACCTGCTCAAGCTCTAATGCCTTGCATACATCACTCAGGCAAAACCACGGCTCACCGTTGATAACCTCTGTTCTGATATCTCCAAATTCTGGATTGCTAAAAATCTTCATTGCGTTTGATTCCATCGTTTCTTCCTCCTTGACTTCTTCATGCTCTTCTAGTTCCTGCTTTACTTCTTCCATCAAAATAGGTTCTTTGGCGGTATAGCTATTAGCTTTGGCAAGCGGAATGCTTGTATTATCCGAATGCTCATTGGCTTCAATTTCAAGTGGTTTCTCTTCTACTGGCTTTTCCTCTGCCTGTGGTTTCATAGCATTGCACATTATGTCAACCCATTCTTGAAAATTAGACAAGCTTTCTTCCTCTAATTTGCTGCGCTTGCACAAATTGCTTATGCCAGCAACATTTATAACATTGATGCAGCGCATACCTCTCATTGATTCATGTACAATCTGTTTTAAGTTTTCTTCCCCTGCATAGCGATTAGCGTATGTACTGCCATATCGCTTAAATCCCAATGCATTGCAAATATCAGTTGCATAAAAATATACGTTTTCACCAATTAGCATTGCTCTAACTTTCCAGAAAATTGGGTGATAGAAAACCTTAAAATCTCCTGCACCGTTTTCATATCCCTGCTGTTCATCTTTGCAAAAAGGTAAATATCTCGTTCCAGTGAACGATTCTTCTAAAAACATGACATTGTAGTTGATTCTCTCTGCTACACTCATAAGCAAATTACTAGTCTTTGTCTGTGCCTTCTCACACAAATTCATTACTCCATCAAGGTCAATTAGGTTTGCTTTCTTCAAGCCATTCTTAATCTGCTTGATATGCTCTTCTCCTGCATATCTCTGTGTATATGTGCCTGTCCATGTGCCTTTTCCGAGAATTCTGCAAATGTCAGCGGCATAGAAATATGTTTTAGACGTTATCAGTTCAACTCTGATTCTTCCAAACTCTTCGTTTGTGTACTCTAACATGTGTACTCCTTTCTTGTGCTATTCCAATAGTTACAAGGTCTGCGCAAACCTGATCACTCCGTGCAGGAGTCGAACCTGCATTACCCGAAGGGTAATCCGTGCGGAGCTGTAATTTAGTTAAATTTCAAGGTATTCATATTCTTCAAGTGCTGCATCAATTTCCACCTGATCAAGTGCCTTATCATGATAGATTGTGTGGCTTCCTATTGTGATCTCGCGAATTATGCAGACATGAAGGGATTCATCAATAGTATAATTTGCTCCTGTTCCAACTCCTGCATATTCGTATAGTAAAGAACATAATGCATTGATCTCGCCAACATTCCAAGCTGTAGCTACACTAGTCGGGAAAAGAGTGTCAGGTATTCTACAAACTATATTGGAAATCTTATGAATAATATCTGTTACTTTCATTTCTTACCTCCAACCTTGTATTTCATCAGTAGATACTTATAGCCATCAATGATTCTCTGGATATCTTCGCTATTTCTGTCCTGCCCTCTAGCCGCCTCTTCTTTCATCCACTTTGACTCTACACCAGAATATGTAACTTCTTGCACCAGATCGCAATCGTCTGATGATGCGGAATACTGCACAAATGTCTTGCACCCGAAGAAACCTTCAAGGCACAACGTTAATCTGGTAATTTTGTCAATGATCTCATCGAAATCATACGGAACATGCTTTCTTGGCTTATACAGTCTGATAAACTTACCGTCTGTAAGCTCTACAATGTAGCCACATCTTCTTTTTGAAAACTCCTGCATTTCTCTGCTACACGGATATACCTCAGTCTTGATGATCTGCATGTACTTCTTTCTCAGCTCCTTCTGTGTCATTCCTCTGCACCCCCTAAAGCTCTCTTATACTGCTTGATCATTGCTTGATATCCTGCGATAATACGCTTTATGTCTCTCTTCCAGAGTTTGGACACCTTTTGCGGATTCTCAGATATCCAATCAGGCTCATCCTCTGCCTTGTAGCAAACTGTATGTACAAGTTTGCATCCGTTCAGCAAACTAATCGCTCTACACTTGTGAGTCCCCTTGAGACACTTTCTCAGCGTTCCTACGTGTTCCTCGAAGTAATATATATCGCCAAGGCTCTCAGGCTTTTTGATACTTGTGATTCTCTCGCCTGAAAGCTCAATAAGGCATTCATTTTGGCGAATAACATAATCTTGCATATCCTCACTGTTTGGATATACTTCGTTTCTGATTATCCACTCGAATTTTGATCTTAACTCTTTGTCTGTCATTGTCTTTCCTTTCTGTGTTGATTATCTGGTAACTGTGATACAAAAGTTCGGTTAACCTTTGCATTCAGTGCATTTTCTATTTCTTTGATTTCGTCTTGCAATTTGGCAGTTGCTAGTTTTTCTGCACTATCCTTGTCATAGGTTTCAATGATGCATCCTGCTACCAATTGCCAATCTACGTAAAAATGTACCGTGTATTTATGCACCTACATCCTCCTTCTTCTTTCTGCTCACCTCAATACTCTCAAGGTGCATTCCATGCTCTCTCAACCAGATTCTATACAGCTCACTCAGCACATTGTGCGCTATGCTGTCCTGATCTGCTTGTGGTAGCTCTCTGAGGTGTTCTGCTTCATGTCCGTTAACTACAACCATATTACCCCCTCTGCCCGTCTTGCCGATAGCTCAGCACTGGTTACTTGCTTTCATAGATTTTTCTTCGCTTCAAGTAGTTCCATACCTTCTCGCGGTTCTTGCTACCTCTCTGTAGCATCTGCCGTGCGGTCTTTGTGTCCGTGTCGATAAGCTTTACAAGCGTTTTGACTGTATCCATGTATTGCTTCCACTCTTTCTCGTATGCCTTATCGCTTGCCGCTTCAAGCTCTGCATTAAGTGGGTCTTTGTCCCATGCGTCATCCGCCTTATCGCTTTCATCTTCCAGTTTCTCAAGTTCTGTCAGCTGCTCTTCAAGCAACTCAAGCCCTATACCTGCAACCGTCTCAGCAATCTCTTTCTGTTTTTCTTCACTGTAGTCCTGCTCTGGCTTGAAGTCGATATATGTTACTTCCCTGTCGGCTTCCTCTGGAGTTGGCTCAGGATCACGCTCAAGTAATACGTGTCCCTCTTCTGCTATCCTAACAACGCTACTTCGTCTGAATGTAGCTTCACTTCCGTCAAGAAACTCAATCACGATATATACATGATCTTTGTCAATGCTGATTCCGTCTGTGCTCTTTTCGATTTCAAGTGCCTCCTGACCTACTACATGGTGGAAGCCTTTAGCATCTTCATATGTGATGGTTATTTCTTCCTCTTCATCCTCTGGATGGAGTGTAACTGTAAGTGTTCTTCCTTCCTGCTGTACTGACTGCTCTGCAATCTCTTCTGCCTCAGTGGTTGGAAGATAATGCTTATAAGGCACTCCGTAGTAATATTCAAACTCATCAAATGTGCAGTTAAAAGTTTCTATGCAAGCATTAACGCTGCTTTTCAAAGATGAGATTCGATTTGTGCATGGCTCTACACCTCTACACTCAAGTGTCATTGTGTTAACGTCAAAATCGAAGGTTGCTTTAAATAACCACTCATTCTTTGCAAAATCGGTATAAACTGTAACGGTTCTGGTATTGGAGAAGTTTCCCATGCTGATTCTCACATAGGAAATAATTGTCTTGTCAACCTCCTGCAATCCCTCTGCAAGTCTGTTCAGTTCTCTCTTGATTGTTTCATCCTTCCATGTTCTCATATCTTTGTTTTCCTTTCTGTGAAGCTTTGTATTTCTTAGCTTGTCTAAATTATAACTTAGACTCACTAAAATGTCAAGTATTTTTTCTTAGTTTCTCTAACTTTTTTCTTTACTTTCTTTTTAGGGTATGATATAGTTAATATCGAAAGGAGGTAGTACGAATAATGGAATTGAACGAAAGAATACTACTTATATTAAAAGATGCAGGCAAAAAAAGAGTTGACCTAGCAAGAGCACTTAATATTTCAGAAGCGTCAGTATCTACAATGTGCAGTGGAAAGACAAATCCCAGCGCACAAAACATTGCATTGATCTGTCAAAAATTTGGAATAAATGAAGAGTGGTTAAAAACTGGTAAGGGAGAAATGAAAGCTCCACTTACCAAGCAAGCTGAAATTGCAGAGATCACAGCACAACTTTTTCACAAGGAAGAAACCGACCCAGAGACATACAACTTTTTAGTTGCATTAAACAAAACTCTTTTGCAGCTGGACGAAACCCAAATGCAAGCTGTGTTGGACATGATCCGCAAGCTTAATGCTGCGATCAGTAAGGGGGAAAAGTAAAAAAAACGCTGCATTTCCGCAGCATATTACCGCACCCAGTAAAAAGGGTAAAAAAAGAAAGCAGGGACTCAAAAAAAGTCCTTGCTTTTTTTATTCATCGCACTTATAGTTAGGGTTGTAAAGGGTTCATACATCTTTTATACTTTTCTCTATGTGGGATAACCACAAAAGGCAAGTACCTTTATCCTTTCTGTCTGCCCTTCGTGCTTCCTTTCGGCACGAGGGGCGTTGTGTGAAAAGAACTCAATAATTCTCCGTATTTAGGGAACCAGTGCAATCTGGTTTCCTTTTCTTTTGGTGTTTTGTTTAATATATGAAATAACAGTGTTTACTTTTGAAAAGATTTGTGCTATAATATAAGAAAGAAGGGAGGCGAAAAGAAATGGAATTGCATGATAGATTACAAGAAGTGCTAAGGTTGAAGGGGATTAAGCAAGCAGGACTGGCAAGGACGTTGAATCTCTCTAACGCATCTGTCTCAAAGATATGCAATGGAAAAAGCAAGCCAAGTGCGCAGAGTATCACGCTGATCTGCGAGAGATTCGGCATTCGTGAGGAGTGGTTGAGAACCGGAAAGGGCGCGATGCAGGTTACATCATGTGCGGAAGTCTCCAACATCGCAAGCCAACTGAGGCAACTTGATCCCACATCAAGCCGTTACCAAGTCGCAATTGAGGCTGTACAGTACGTCTTGCAGCTCTCAGAGGATCAAGCGCAGAGTTTTGGGGGCATACTGTGCAACCTCAAAGAACTCAAACAAGCTACATCCTAAGCAAAATTTCATAAATTAACAGCAACACATCTTCATTTTGTGTTTGCAACATATCGGTTATCTTTTTAATCAGCATCTTTTTCATTTACGGCTCCTTTCTGTACGCGTTTAAGCGTGCGGTAAATGGCTAACAGTGTGACAAGATCAAAGGTTTGCAGCAGGTTAGATATCTTTTTTATAAGCTCCTTTCTATCCATATGATGCACCTCCTTAAAAAAAAGATGTTTCCATGCTAACACAAAGAGGAAAGCGATATAATACTTTTTTTAACACTTTTTACATGACTAATCATGTAAACGTAACACAAGAAAGGATACAGAAAAGGAAATGGAAGGAAAGAAAAGGGCGGCTATATATGTCCGTGTATCAACCGCAGAACAAAGAGATCACGGCTTATCAGTAGATAGCCAGATTGATGCGCTGCAAAAGTATTGCCGCGAGAACGGTCTGGAAGTCGCAGGCATCTACAACGATGCAGGCATTAGTGCGAGAAAGAAGTACAAAGCACGTCCTGCGCTGCTACAGCTTATACAGGATTGCAAAGATCACAAAATTGATATCATCCTTTTCACAAAGCTTGATAGGTGGTTTCGCTCCGTTGCGGACTACTATGAGGTACAGAGTCAGCTTGATACCGCAAAAGTGCCTTGGAGAGCTATCTGGGAGGACTACGAGACGGAAACGTCCGCAGGTGTGTTTAAAGTCAACATTATGTTGAGTATCGCTCAAGCGGAGTCAGACCGCACATCAGAGCGTATCAGAGCGGTTAACGAGTATCGCAAATCGCAGGGATATATCATAGTAGGTAAGATGCCGCTAGGATATATCCGCACATCAGCATCTACGATTGACTTCGATCCTCAGACAAAAGAAGCTATGCAAGCTTTTTTCGATACCTATCTTAACACATACAGCCCAGTGCAAGCCATGGATGCAGCTGCCGAAAAGGGCTTGAAAATGTCTCGGAAAACCGCTCATTTTTTGCTTGATAAAGAGCCGTACTACGGCACTTACTATGGTGTATCAGTGCCAGGATATATCACACCTGCACAACATGAGCTTATACAGCAAGCAAGGCAGCATTATCCCAGACAGCCAAAAGCAGACAGAGTATATATTTTTACAGGGTTGATCTTCTGCGCAAGTTGTGGTGCAAGGATGGGTTCCAAGTGTACTTGCTATACAAGCTACGGCAAACCAAGTGAAAAGCTATACTATCAATGTCGCATGAGAACTGTGCGGAGAGGAGAATGCAAAAACGCTGCATTCATCATGGAACACAATTTGGAAAGCTACATGATAGATCATCTGGAAGAGTTGATTATAGATTATAACGCAAGCGTTCAGAAGCTTGCAGCGAAAGCAAAAAGCACCGAGGGAAAAATTGAGAAGATCAAGGGAAGATTGGAACGGCTGAAAGATATATACCTTGATGGTGATATGAGCCGTGCTGAGTATCTCGAAAAAACAAAAGAGCTGAAAGCACAGCTTGCAGAGCTTGAGAGCTTGGCAACACCTGCGCTACCAGTCAGCCAGATGCCAGATAACTGGAAGGAAATTTACGAGCAGCTATCAAGGCAGGGAAAGCGAGATTTCTGGCACAGAGTTGTGAGGAGAATCGAGATCAAGCGTCACTCAGTCGACAAGGTGTACTTTGTTTAAATTTTTGTGCAATTTTTTTGTACTTACTTTTTGCTATTATGTCACCTTGTCACTTATCATAGTAACATAATAGTAAAAAATATCAATAAAAAGCACTGATTAAGTGCAAATATATGCTTTACAAAGTACCAAATCGGTGCTATACTATAGCCATAACAAAGAAAGGAACTGCCAAAGGTAGTAAGGTAAAATATGGTGGAAGCAAAGGAAATTATTGAAAGACTAGACGCAAAAAAAAT